CACTGGAACAGGAGCACCTGGTAAGGATTTCCGTGCAACTGTTGACATTATGGTTCTTGATCACCCAGTAACAACAGCCTCTGTACCAGTCAAGGCTATCTATCGTGTGTACAATGCGTGGCCAACATCTATCGCCTTCTCTGACCTAGATGCTGGAGCCAATGCTGTATTCATGCAACAGCTATCTCTTGCACATGAGGGATTCGATATGAAGCTCGCTACAGACATTGGTCCTTCGGGCGTGTCTTTTTAGCAGCTAATGACGTATCTCTCCCTGAGCAATAAGATAGAATAAGTAGTAATCTTTCGAGACAATATTTGGAGAACGCATGGAATTCCAGTTGCCAGAATACTCAATGTCCTTTGATGATGACAAGGGGCAGGTAGTAAATTCAGCCGATACAGACATTAACGCTCTTACTAAGAAGGTTCTGCAATCGCTGAATCCTGCCCCTGTCATTGATGATTTACCTGATACCTTTGTTGAGCTTCCTGCGGGGATCGTAATTGAAGGCAAGGTATATCGTTCGGCTGAAGTTCAGGAACTTACTGGAGAGCACGAAGAAAAGCTTGCTAAGGCTCGCACAGCTAATAACCCAGCCAAGTATGTAAACACTCTATTGCTCTGTGGAACCGTTGCGATTGGAGAGCAAGCAGTAACTCAGGGTCTTCTAGATGAACTTCTTCAGGGTGATCTAGATACTCTTATGCTTGCTATTCGTAGAGCTACCTTTGGAGAGGAGTTTGAAGTCTATGGAGTAGAGTGCCCTCACTGTGGTGAAGAGAACGACCTAGAACTAAACCTAAAGGATATTCCTATCAAGGAGTTAGATGACCCAGAGACTAGGGAGTTCCTTATAGATCTTCGTAGAGGACGTAAGGCAGTAATCAAGTTTCCCACTGGAGCTGTACAGAATGAATTGTTCAAGCAAACTCTTACAGTTCCAGAAATGAATTCGTTGACACTATCTCACTGTGTTCTTTCTTTCATTGAGGCAGACGGAAGTTCAAAGCCCTGCAATGGTTTAGCCGATATTAAGAAGCTAGGTGTTGCCGATAGAAAGACACTTCAGGAATACATCTATAACAATCAGCCTGGACCACGATATGATCAGGTAAAGGCAGCCTGCGCATCGTGTGAAGGTGAGGTAGAAGTCCCATTGAATGTGGGCATCCTGTTTCGCGAACTCTGATTATAAAGCTCTTTATAAAGAGTACGAACAATTGGCAGACTTTTTACACTGGCCAATTAGTGAATTAAGACACTTAACTTATAGGGAACGACAGCACTGGGTAAAGAGATATATATTTAAGCTTGAGCAAGATTATGACCGAATGCATCAAGCAAATAACTCAACACAAGTCATGATGAGATCCGTAGGACAAGAAGTTACTTTCGGTGGGATTCCCTACAAGTAGTAAAATGTAAGTAACAACTTAACCCTAGGAGATCTCACGTGGCTACCTATACCCCTGATCCAGGGCCAAATATCGGAGCCAGCCGCTTGCTTGGGACTAATAACCTACAGCAGGCGGCTGATTCTTTAACTTCACAAGTAAATAAAATAGCCTCAGCCATCGGGAATCTGACTTCAAGTTTCCAGAGAATGACTGGGGCTACAGGTTCTACTTTTAGCACTTCATGGAATTCAGGATCTAATCGCGCCAATTACTCTTCAAATGGTGGTGGCGGAACTTTCTCATTCGGTTCTATGAATGGCGCTGCCGCAAATGGTGGAGGTGGTAGCTTCGGAAGTATGATTCCTATGTCCCGTGGTGGAGCTGCTGCGGGTGCTGTTCTTGGTGTAGCGTCAGCTTTGACTAACTATGCTAATAGAAATATGTCCACAAATATGCAGGCGGATTATTTTAATACCCGTGCTGCAATGATGGGAAGTAGCTGGTCTGCTGCTAATAATGCAGTATTCAAGAACAACGCTGGTTCCCTTGGCTTTGCTGATTCTGCAAGAGCTGGATATATTTCTCAATATGCTTTTGGTTCCGCTGCGGGAACCCCACAATTCAATGCACAATTCAGTCAGGTAAAAGCTTTTGGATATCTGAACCCAACACTAGGTGCAACTGGTGCAGCCACAGCGGCTCAGCAAACCTATTCAGCTAGATCTCTTATGGGATTGACTTCCCTTGGATATGCCAGTCCAATCATGCCTGGTGGGCAGCAGACCTCTATGAGCACTATTGCCCAGTCCATTTATGCACGTACCTTTGGTAGAAATGCAAAGTTAACTCCACAGCAATTGACTGCTGCTCTTGGTCAGGGTGGATCTCTATCTGTAAACCTTCAGGCTGCGGGTAGGGCTGCTGGGTGGAGTTCTTCTACTATGCAGGAATATGCTGGTTACTTTACAGGGTTGGCTACTGCTGAGAAGCATGGAATGTCTGCCAATAAGTATTTCCAATTGGCACAGCAAGCAGGCGCTAACGATAAGTCAGCTCAGGCTCAGCTTCGTTCTGTTGGCATTGGAACCTCTATGTTCCAGAATCAGAACAACTTGAATGCCACAAGAGCTACAAGACAGGCTGACATTCTTGAATCCCTTGCTCCTGCTTTTGACAGAGCAACACAAGCTGTGGACAAGTTCTCTCAGGCCCTTACAAACATTCTGAAAAATACTGGGCTGGATAAAGTAATTGGAACTGGTGCAGGTTCTCTAGCTCCCTTCTCTAACGCGCTCAGCGGCCTTTCAGGAGGCGTAGGAGCAGGTCTAGGTCTAATGGGTGCTGCTCGTATGTTTAGAGGCGGAGGCGGCCTTCTAGGACGTTTAGGTGGGCTATTTGGTAGAGGTGGTCCAGCTACTACAGCCAATGGTGCTTTAAGAGCCACACAAGGAGCTGACGGAGTATGGAGTGTTGCTGGTACAGGTGGACGTGCTGCTGCTTTAGGTGGTGCACTTGATCTATCTGGCGGAGCACTTCTTGGCGCATCCGGATTTGGTGCTGCTGCTTTAGGTGTAGGTCTTGGAGGACACTACTTAACAAAGAAATACATCAAGGATAAGCAAAAGCGTAAGTGGGCTAATGTTGGTGTAGATGCTGGAGCTGGTGCTCTTACTGGTGCTGCCATTGGTTCTGTAGTTCCTGTTATCGGAACTGGTGTCGGTGCCGCTATCGGTGGTGTTATTGGTGCTGGTATTGGAATCTTTGGTGGTGCTACTGGAGAAGGTGGAGTAACCGGAACTACTGGTAACTCTGCTAGAAACTCTTCTATCCAAGGAGCCTCTACAGCATCAGCAGCACAGATTATTAGAAATGCGGAAACCCAGCTAGGTGTTCCGTATGTATGGGGTGGCGAATCACCAGGAAAGGCTTTTGACTGCTCAGGTCTTACACAGTGGGCTTATTCAAAGGCTGGAGTAAAGATTCCTCGTGTTGCCGCTGATCAACAGAAGATTGGTACACAGGTTCCTACTAACAAGACTCAGCCTGGAGATCTTCTATTCGTAGGTAATCCTGCTCACCACGTAGTAATGAATGCTGGTAATGGAAAGATTATTGAAGCTCCTCACCCAGGTTCACACGTTCTTATGCGTGCACTTAACCCAAGTGAGTTTGATAGTGCTACTCGTATTGTTGGTTCTATTGGAAATATGAATTCTCTTCTAAATGGGAATAATGATAACTCAACTAATACTCTTAATAACCAGCAGAATCTAGCTGGTGGAGACTTGGGTAACCTAGGTGGAACAAGTGAGGCTGCCACTATTGCTTCAGCTCTTGCCAGTTCTGCTGGAAGTATTCCAATGGTTGCTCAGGCACAGAATTCAAATGAGGTAACAGGGGCAGGTACAGGATCTAATCCAACTCCTAATGGAAAGAACGACAAGGCTTCTCTACAGGCATATGCCAAGGCATTGCTCGGAAAGTATGGCTGGGGTAATCAGTGGAATTCTTTCAATGCCCTGGTTAACTCCGAATCCTCTTGGGATGTACATGCTACTAACCCAAGCTCAGGTGCGTATGGTCTGGCTCAAGCCCTTCCAAAGTCTAAGTACAACAGCGCAGGGTCTGACTGGCAGTCCAATGGAGATACACAGCTTCGTTGGATGATGGACTACATTAAGAGCCGTTATGGATCTCCTAATGCAGCTTGGTCATTCCACCAGAAGAACAACTGGTATGCGGCTGGTGCCTGGAATATTGATAAGGACCAGGATGCTAGAATTCACAAGGGCGAAATGATTATTCCTGCACAGCAGGCTGAAACTATTCGTCAGACACTTCTTAACAATACCTTTAATCCTAATCTTCAGAAGGCAACAGGAAGCGGTAATAGCCACTCTATTTCTTTTGGAGATATCAATATCAACCTTCCTAGTACATACTCAGGTACAGCTCAGGAAGCTCAGGATATGGGTAAGACAATTGTTGAAGCAATGGAACATCAGCTTCGTATTAAGAACCTACAGATTGGACAGTAATGGCTACTAAGTTACCTACAGAGCCAATCTCTGGTCAGCTTTATCCAGATCTAAAGGGGAAGCCAGGCAAGAGAGTATTTCAGAATCCCCCCTTCCACCCTAACATTCTTAATGTGGGTGGAGATAACAAAGCTATTAAGCCTCCGTCTACAAGAGCACAGAGAACTCAGAATAGTTCCAGTTTTCAGAGAGGTGCAATTGTAGGCGGAGCTGGAGCAGTTGATGGGTGGAAGGACCAGATTACTTACATAGTTAATTTTCTGTACAACCCTTCCACTATCCAGGAGACAAGATCTCTGGATACGAACAGTGGTGTTCTTCCTGGTTGGGCAAGAAATCCTAATGATCCTGGCCAATACAATACTCAGTTGAATTCTGTAGTTAACTTCTCTCTGCTATTTGATAGAACATACGAGATGTGGGATTCCAATTATGTAGATACTATTCAAGGAGTATTTGGAGTAAGAGCAGACGTAGAAGCTTTCTACAATCTGATGGGAGTTAACTTCCCAGTAGCTCAGTCCAAGTCAGGGTTAGTGGGAAGAACAGATCTTCCAGGACTTCCTAATGGTGTAGCTGACGTTATTGTTCAGGGACCAATGATGCAGATCCCAGCCAATCTAACTTTCGGTGTAGATACTCCAGCTACTCTGAATTACTTTGGCTATATCTCATCTTTTGATGTGACATATACACACTTCACACAGAGAATGGTTCCAGTACGTTGCGCCATCAACGTTGGCTTTACTTTGATGCCAGCCGTTACATCTGTCACAGATAACCTGTGGGATTCCTTTACTAATGGAAGCACAGCAAGTTCAAATACAAATTCTGGTCAGTAGGAGCTACAAATGCCGATTAGTATTTATAGTCGTTATTCGGATAATCAGGTATTGCCTATTACTGATTCAAAGGGTGTAACTCGTTCAACAATAATTATTACTCCACCATCAAAGCCATCGGCTTTCAGCATCAGTATTTACACATGGCAGTTAGGAGATCAGATTGAATACCTGGCTCACTCTGCTTATGGTGATGAAATGCAATGGTGGAGAATAGCTGATGCCAATCCGGAGATTCTATTCTGGAATGACATACAACCAGGAACGCAGGTGAGAGTACCAAGTGCTTAATCCTTCTCCTTCTTATGCGGAATTCTCTGTATTTGTTAATGGTGTACATCCTCTAGAACAATACACACCGTGTGTAAAGATCATCAAAACCATTGATGCACACGATATTGCCTTTCTTGATGTTCTGTATGTAGGCAGTAATACGGGAACTACTCAGGGCAGATCAAGACACAAGTGGGCATACCTAAAAGAACAGACACCCATTCAGATAGTTTTCGGACAGAAGCCTAACTATATGGATGCTTTTGTTGGATACATATCCTCATATGAATTGATCAAGACTGGTAAAGATATAGGTATGGGAGAGCGCACAACAACTACTGTGCGCTACACCATTACAGGTGCCTCGTGGGTTATGCAGAGTACGAATAACATAGCTTGGAAGCACACAAGCCCTTCTACAATTGCGGCTACCATAGCGTCAAAAAATGGCTTCAGATCTATCGTTCATGTCTACCAGGCAGCGATTGATTATCGTCTTCAGAACGTCAGTGACTTCAAGTTCCTGGCTAAGCTAGCAGACGAAATTGGATATAGATTCTACGTAGACAATACTGATTTGTATTTTGTAAATCCAAGATTGATGCTACAAAGAAATAACTCTAGAAATATTCCTACCTTTTGGTCTAACAATGCCCCTGGTGTCTATGACACAATCAGAGAGTTTAGACCTATTGTGGGTTCAACAACCCCTGATGGTGGAATTGTGGCCAATAGAAATATTGTGGGACTTAATCCCAGCACCCAGCAAATTACTCAGGCTACTCAGCTAGCAAACGTTACTGACATTGCTGGCAATCCTTTGGCTGATTACATTACAAAGTTCTACAATGATGCCCCTGCTGAATCATATTTTGAAGCTCAACAGAAGGTTATTGCTGATGCATATAGAAACATCTATTGGAATACAGCGCAGTCCACACTATTTGGGGATGCCAGAATTCAACCCAATGGTCTGGTGAATCTTATCGGTAAGGCTCTGACTCCTGATGAGTCTGGAGTGTGGCTAGTAGATACAGCTATTCATGAGTTGCACAAGCAGCCACCAGGTGGGAACAAATATCAGAATACGTATACTGTTGATGCCAAGTTAGTACGTGATCAGATTTACACAGCAAATACTACTGAAGTATCAACATTGCAGGATATTACTAGAGCTGTTCCTGCTAAACTAACAGGTTCTAAGTGGATCTCTTCAAATATCGGAGCGTCAATCTATGCAACCTAAATACGAAGCACTCTATCGTGCGCTAGTGATATCGACAACAGATCCCACAGGGCTGGGAAAGATTAAGGTTCAGTGTCCACAGATTGCAGGCTTGGCAGAGATTAGATTTGCTGAGCCTGTTAATTCACAACAGCCAGTTCCCGCTGTAGGAACTACAGTATGGATCTTATTCAATGGTGGAGATCTGACAAAGCCTGCTTACTTTGGTAATTCAGTTTGGAATTCTAATTTCCTAATTCAAGACTGGACCCCATTTACTTTGCT